GGTCCCCCTTCTGTACAACACACAGCCTTGTCGGGCTATGTGCTATGCGCGCCATGTATGGCGCGGTTCTTCGGTGTTCCTGCCGTTTCCACGGAGCACCTCTTCGAGGTGTCTATGACAACAGGAACAAAAATCAAGAACAATACCTACCGCTACGCTTACGATGGTTTCGTAATCGGTACTGTAGGCCACTACTGGTCTTCAAGCTGGTCGGGCCCTAACACTTCGCGTGTTCTGGTCCGTGCTAAGCCAAGGCCGACGTCCGCTCCCCCCTACCCCCAGCCAGAATACCGCTGGGTGTGGCGAAAGGGGCGGCTGATTCGGGTTCGGACTAACAAACCGAGTCCCGAGCAGGTGGCGCAGTGGCAGGCTCTTAAAGCTGCTGCTGCGATGCGTTCTGGGAGTCCAAAAACTCCCCGACGAAAGGCCGCGAGGCCCCCGACGAATTACTCCAAATCGACCGTTGACTCCAATACAGAGTTGTATCTGTTTCGGAAGAGGTCGAATCCGTCAGCCGAGATGGGTGCTTCTGTTAGTTCTATCTACGGATGGACTGACACGCACCTGCCCATCGATGTCGGACAGGAGTACAAACTGATCGCAAAGCTTAGAACCAAAGCATATGGATCAGGTTTTCACCCCGGAATTTTCGCCGCAGAGGCTCCTCAAGCTCTGCGGATGATTGGAGACGCAGCTAAAAAGCTACGTCGCGGGATGCTTCACGCTGCGTTGGGTAACCTTCGCGGCGTATTCCGTAATTTCGGGAGGCCGACTGATGTCGCCACCAGGACTATTTCCACTGCCTCGATTAGTTATCTCGAGGGCCGGATGACTTTCTCCCGCTTTTGGCTGGAGTTGTCGTACGGTTGGAAGCCCCTCTTAGGGGACCTGGAAGCGGCTACCGCCTTACTAGCGGAGCAGTTGAACGGTGGTGCTGCGGCTAACAGCCGCCGCGTCTGTGCGTCTCGGGAGTTCCAATCCGAGGCGAACACTTCTTCATCCAATGTCATGTACTACCGACATAAATTGACGAAGACCCGTTTAAGGTACGTGATCACGAACCTAACGGCTAGCCCTGTAACAGGGTTGCCTTCAGTTCCATCTGTACTTGGCGTCATTTGGGAAAAGGTTCCGTACTCCTTTGTCTGCGACTGGGTTGTTCCCATCTCAGACTACCTTGCAGCGTTGAGGACCGCCAGTGACCTTCGTGGTACTGTCGTTCGGAGCTGCAAGCAAACTACTACCTTCTCGGACATCGCAATTAATCGCGGTACCTGGGACCTCGGTCCCATCCCCTTAACAGGGAGTGGTACGTCCTTGGAGATCATGAAGTTTACTAGGAGTGTCAGCGACGAGATTTCCCCGCCGCTGCCTGTCACCGAAAATTTGTCTATCGGTGGCGTCTTTTCCTCTTGGCAGAGGGCCGCTAACGCGGTTGCCCTGCTTCAGAACCTGCGCTTTTCTCCTGGTGATCGCACAGGGATCAAAAAGCTGCTCGGCCGTTAGGCCCCGCAGTCCTTCAACCCACCAGTTTGCTCTTAGGAGTTCTTTATGTCTGCAC